AACATCAGTACTTGCACCAGGTGCTACTGAGAATGATGTTTGAGATGCAGTTAACCAACCTATTCCAGATGGATTAGATATTTGAATAGAAACTTGAATTGGTTGCTTATCATTATTTGTTACCGATGCACCCGTTCCATTTATAAATTTATTTCCACCCTTTGCATTTATTTTACCATATATCGCAGGTTGGTTAGCATCAGCTTTAGTTTTAATTTTAACAATAGCAACTTCATTTACAACATCTGCACCAGCTGCTTGTGCTTGTGCTTGTGTTCCTTGTACAATTGCTTGTTGATTCTGAACTGCTCCCAATTGAGATTGTAAACCTTCAATAATAGAATTTAATGAATCAATTTGTTTAATTAAAGCTTCAATTTGTGCTTTAAATCCAGTATTTTGTGCTTGTAGTGAAGTTCTTAAAATAGATTCATCAACTGATTTTTGAACTGCTGTTTGTATTTGTAAAGCGAATTCATCAATAGTTTGGGTTAATGTTTGTAATTGATTTACTAAAGCATCGTTTGTTTGCTCAATTGTTAATCTATTATTTATTTCAGTTTGAACTTGTGTTTTTAAATCTGAAATTTGAGTATTTAAATCAGTTACTTTTGCGGTTAAATCAGTTACTTGTTTTCGTAAATCTTCGTTATCAAGTACTTTTTCATCATATAATGGTTTAGGAACTAAATTTAAATTTGCTGTTGGGATATCTGGTTTTAATTCCTTAACTACTACATCAACTGCTTTTAATAATTCGGCATTATCATATTTGTTTTTATTTAATTCTTTAAAAACTAATGATGAGGCCACATTTGAATCATCTACAACAGTAATACCATAATTATTTTTAGCAATAGCTTGTGAGCCAGATATACTAAGAATTGATTCTAATGTATTCTGTCTTTCTTGTTCTAATTTCTCAGATATTGCTTCTAAGCTTGTTGCCATTTTAAACTATTTCAAATGTTGTTTTCTCATCAATGATATAATCTATACCACTTTGAGTTATTTTAATTTTAAGTAAATATACTCTATTTTCAGGCAATGCATTTAAATCTATAATGAAGAAATTACTATTTGAATCACATTGTAATTTAGTAAAATCTCCAAATGGAAATATTATTTCACCTGTAATATAATCTTCTAATTGATAGTAAGATGTTTTAGGTAAATAGTTAGTTGTATTATAATCAAATGTTCCTGAAAATGTTCTTAGAGGATATAATTCTCTACCTTTAACTCTAACTTTTGTTTTAGTATTTTTTTGATATTCGGATTTAAGATTTGTAAAAGATATTTTAAAATTCTCTTCTGGTATTGGAGTTAATGAACCTGTTACAAATGTTACACCATCCCAAACTACTTCTAATTTTGGTTCGTATATAGTATGAGTTTCTTTTGAAAAGAATTTTAATACACCATAATCGCTTGTATCATTTTCAGCTGTTAAACTATGTCTAACAACAAATCCATTGTTTGGTATTGAACCACTATTCCAAAGTTTTACTATATTAGTAACATCCATTCTCACATCATCTGTTTGATATGAAAATGATTGTGATGCCATAGATGCAGTGTACCAAGTACCACCACCACCATTTGATATTGAACCGGTATCAGAACCACTTATATATGAATTATAGTAACCAGCGTTACCAACCATCCATTCAGTTTGCCCATCTTTATAATACCAACTAACACCCTCGGTAGTTATATTATCGAACTTAGTACCAACTCCCATTTGCCAGCTTTGAGAAACCGCATTTGCATAAATGGTATATTCCAATGGTATTTCTTCGGATTTAGCCGAATTTAATACTAAATAAGCTTTCCAACTTCCACTAATATCTCCACTTGCAATTGATTCCGAAATAGGAGTGTTATTAAATTTAATTAGTGTTCTATGGATATCTTTACTAGCTCCATAATAAAGCTTACCAACTTCCAATATCTCGTCTCTACCAGAGTTTTGATTTGGTTGTTGTAGGTAAATACTGGCATCGAATGATGATGTAAAAAATTTATGCATTATAAAGCCCTCCCTTTTATGTCTTTGTTAGGATATTTTACTTCGAAAATACAAGGGTCTAAAGATGGGTAAACTATCTTTCCCTTTGTAGCTTCTTCTATATTGTAATCATTTTGCGAATATGAACCATCTTCTCTACATAAGTTACCAATCTTTACAGATGGAACACTCATTACACCCTCTACATTGGCTAATATCAATTCTATTTCTGAAATGTTTATTGGTTTGTTAAATGTCCAATTATCTATTTCAAAATATGATTGTATTTGAGTTAAGCAATTTGTAAGTACTTCTCTTTTATTATAATTTGAATAACATATTATTTCAAAATCTACACCAATATTAACTACATATCCATCTATAATATTAACTGCATCAGTTATCATTCTATATTCACCTAAATAGGTTTTAAGATTTTGTTTAACTGCTTGATTTAATGTAGTTAGTTTCTTATTACCATCATATCCCAATACATACATATTGATTGCGAATGGATTATTAACTTCATTTAAAGATGTTTTTTTATTTGCTAAAAATTTAACTAATTCTTTTTGTATATCTACCTTACTACTATTCTTTAAACTATCTACTAAGTTTGTAAATTCTGCTAATGTGTTTGGATTTGCAAGAATTGAAGATGGGGAGTTATTATCTATTTCACCATCTTGTGAAACATATACTTTAGCAACACTACCATATCTTTCCGGCATACTCATTGCTCTAACTACATAATCTTGCTTAGTTACTGCTCTATTTTGAGAACCAAACATTGCTAAAGCATTTTGTCTAATTTCTTCAATAGATTCAGAACCTCTACCACCCACTGCTGCTTCTAAATTTTCAACTGCAACTGATTGTTTCATAGTATTATAAAGATTTAAATCAGCTACTGATAATAAATCTTCTTCAAATTCTATTTTACGAATTGTAGTTAAATCTCCTTGATTAACATTTGATTCCACTCCACCACCAACTAAATACTTAATTGTTAATGTTTTATTTGCTGGAGCTATACCTAATGTATTTGTTTTTAAAAAATTAGATGGGTCAATTCCTTGATTCAATCTATTAACCGAATTTGCTAATCCCAATCCTACATTTTTTGTATTTGGTAGTAGAGTTTCATCGCCTGTAATAGATTTACCTGCTCCAAATTGTATATCAAGTGTATTATCCGAATTAACTTTTACTGAAAATCTACGAGGTACTTTTTGTACTTCTAATATATAAGGAACAATTGATGAATATGATGATAATTCGCTATTAGATTCGGTATTTGGTTTTTCAACAAAAATACTTTCTTGTGCTAAATACGGAACTTCATAATATTTGTTAGAACCTTCCATCAATGTAGAAATTTCAATTATATTGGTATCACTAATTGTTATAGTTGGATAATCAGTAGAATCAGAAAGAGTTGCGCTTGTTTCCTTTTGTGTTGCGGAAATAGCTTTTACCCTTTTGGTTATTAAGTAAAGAGTTGGTTCGCCTGTTGATGTATTTCTTTCATATACATCTATTTCTCTATCAGTTTCGTTTTCAAAATCAATAGAATCTACAGTTCTAAATGTTATGCTAGAATTTGTAGTAGATGTAATTTCCATACCATCTTTTATTTTAAGATAATACGAACTATCAGGCTTATTATTCACACCAGTTCCGATTGAAGGAACTAACTGATATACAGTTATAGTAGTTACTGCTGGAGATGTTATTTTTGGTTTATACCCCATTGATTGTGCCAATGATACTACATTTTTCCTCTCGGTAGCGTAAGCTAACATTGATTCTTTTAATTGTGTATCTTGGTAGAATGATAATACATCACCAATTGCTGCCGCCTGTTCTATGAATACCATACCTGGCGAAGCTTCGTTAAAATCTGAATATGTGTCGGGAAAATATGTCTTTGTAAAGTCTACAAGATTTTGCTTTAATGTTGAAAAATCTTTTCCAACATAATTTAAGTTCTTTGTATCACTTCCCCAACTTTTATTTAAAGGTTTAATAGCCATTATTAATTATTTACATTTATCGTTACTGATTCTCCTAAGTTTCTATTTGATTTCAATGAAAATTTAACATCTAATGTAATTCTATTTGCATCAATATCATTTTCATCATAATCAAATATTATCTCATCTATATTCAAATATGGCAACCACATCTCAACTGCTTCTATTATAGATGATTCAATTTTTTGTTCAATCAAACCATCCACTATTGGTTCAAAAAGTATTCTCCAGATATCACATCCAAATTCAGGCTGCATTAATCTTTCACCTTTTCTAGTTAAAATCAAATTAACCAAACTATCTTTAGCTTGGTTTAATGTGGTATAATTAACGGCAAATGCACCACCACTATTGGATGTTTTATTGATACCAATTCCAAGTACCTTATAATCATTTTCCGATAAATCTACTACATTAACTTTACCAAGCTCTATTGCCATTATTAAAATCTTTTAACTAATTCGGTATAATCCCTTGTTAATGCCTTTGTTAACGCATCTACCCCAGCATTATCACTCATAGGTATTTGGTGGTTAGGCATCATATTGGTTGAATAATTCATTGTTTCCCAATCTTCCTCCATTGTTCTTTGTGGTTGAATTGCATCTAATATACTCCCACCACCAACACCATTCATTGAACCTTCTGCTCTATGAGCGGCTGTAAATGGTTGAGTTGCATTTAGAATTTCGTTTATCATAGGGTCTTTTGTAAATTCCCTTTGAGGTGCTCTTTGCTGAACTTGCTGTACAGGTTGTTGCTTTTTAACTTGCGTTGATAGAAGTTCTGTTAATTCTCTTAATGAAGGAGTTGTTGTTTTTCTTTGTGAGTTTAATGTAACCACACCAGATTTGCTAAGTTTAGCAAGTTCTTCTTTAACTTGATTCTTAACTTCATTTTTTACAACTTCTTTGATTAAAGTTACTAAAATTTCTGATTTCATAAAAATATATGTTCTGTTTGTTAATAAATATTAAA